CAAAATATTATTTGAAAATAATCAGATAATATTTATTCTATAATGAGTCGTGACCGTGGGCAACCACTATTAGTAAATCAATGCAACCTAATATTTGCTGCCTCTCAATCGTACATCTCTATAATGGGTCGCGAAGCGACCTTGTAAAGGGAGGGTTCAAAATGGAAATATAGGTTCCCTTCACCATTTAGACTTCTTCACCGTAACTTGTGACCCGGCGTTTTTCTTTTTTACCTTACTCGCATCGAACTCGTCTTCATCATCACTGCATAATTCCTTCGATTTTTCCCAGAACTCCTTACTTCCCAATTTAAACACGGGACGATTTTCCGCCTTATACCAATATATTTGCTCATTTATTTTGCTTGATTTCGCGTTATTATGAATAACCAAGCACTCATAATTCTCGGTCGTCTGATCCATCACTGAGCAAAACAATTCCAGAGTGGGAAACATACTCGCATAATTTTCCCATATTCGCCGCCTATTTCCTAAGGTTGGCTCTCTCAAAATAAACACGTAATCGATGTTTGTCCGAAGAGCAGGAGGCACACCGAGAGGATACTGCATGGTGATTATCAACATTACTTTCCAATGTCGCCCGTTCATAAAAAGCATTCTCATCAATTCGTCACGCGACCAACTTGCGTCATATAGACAATCGTCTAAAATCACAAAAGCACGAGGGTCAAGTGTCGCCCGTTTGTACGTTTCTATCTCCGAATTAAACTTCTTGACTACTTGATGTTGTCTTCTCAAAATCTTGTCAATCAATATAGTATTGTATTTTTGGTGAATAAACAATTTAGGGACAATTTGAGAGTAAAAATTATTGACGATCTCCGTACCCGATATGACTAAACCAACAGGAATATCTTGGTGGTGAAACAGTAAGTCTTTCACTAAGAACGATTTGCCGGTATCACGTCTCCCAATCAATACAATGACCGGTCCTTTATTTTCTTCTGGTTTGAATGTTATCCAGCGCATATCGAATTTTTTGAGGTCTAGATTCATTTAATATTATGGATGGTATGAGAGGGTGATGATAAAATAAATAGATAATTTTTTGATGTGATTACTACGACACGTCTCGGACAAATTACGGCAAATAGTTCTTAGTCCTAAATATACCTGTCAAATATCAAATAATATATGCCTCTAATCGAAATCAATTACCGCAAAACGCGTCCTCTCGACATCGATGGTTTAGCAAAACGATATAAACCATCCGAAGACGACATTGCAAATAAATACAACCCTTTTTTCGTATCGGAAATCCAGTCGTTCAATCCTCTCTATTCTGACTTTTTTGTTTTAAATGAATCGAACTACAACCGTATTGGATTGAATCACCCTCATTTTGTGGAGGAATTGCATATCAGTGCTAGGTCATACTACGTTAAATGTTCGCCTCTTCTTGACCCTATTCATTATTTAGTGGGAAAATACCAGAATGTGAAAAACATTAGTATGCTACCGACACTGACAAATCAATCAGAGTGTTTTTCGAAAATCGCCGACAAACAAAACGCATCTTATGTCGATGGGTTTTTCTCATATTTGAGCAGCAAATTAAAGCAAACTAATAATATGCTGAATGCCGTTGATTTCTACGGGTCTTTTTTAGCGGTGCAAAAAGTATTTAAAGCGACAATCACGGACGACTTGGACTATTTGAATCAGTCGAATTATTTTATGGCGAATATCGGGAATGGATTTGCAATTAGTTGTGGAGTAGATGGACGCAATACATTCGACGATTTCACTGGCGTCGGTTCTCGCGCGAACAAGAAACGCCTGGTATTGGAGGATGAATTGGATGCATCTGAAATTGACGTTTTTTGCGTCGAACCTGTTATAGAAAAACAAATAGATATAGAGCCAGAATTGACGCAAAATATATTATGCGAATATGCTAAATCTGAGCGTAGTAAATCGTCCAAATCTTCTTCTTCATCTTCTTCTTCTTCTTCATCTTCATCTTCATCTTCATCTTCATCTTCATCTTCATCTTCAAATACTGGCTCTCTAAATTATTCATCTAACAAAGAAGATGATGATGATGTCAATTCGAATACGGACTCTGAATTAGAAGGGCTCGGTGTAGATGAATCCTTGTCGGATGAATCCTTGTCGGATGAATCCTTAGAAGCATACGCCTACATAGAGAACTTTCCCGCAAATTTGATTTTTCTAGAAAAATGCGACGGAACACTCGACCGTCTGTTTATAGACCAAGAAATCGACGAAACGGTAGGCGCCGCCTATTTAATGCAAATTGTAATGTCTCTTCTCACATTCCAAAAAGCCTTCCATTTTACCCACAATGACTTGCATACCAACAATATTATGTATATCAATACAGACATCGAATTCCTCTATTATAAATACGACAATCGTTTCTATCGCGTGCCCACATATGGCAAAATATTCAAAATCATCGATTTTGGTCGCGCAATTTACCGGTTCAAAGATAAATTATATTGCAGTGATAGTTTCGCGCCGAAGGGCGATGCACATTCACAATATAATACGGAGCCTTATTTAAATGACAAAAAACCTAGGGTCGAGCCCAATCTGAGTTTTGATCTCTGCCGATTAGGTACTAGCATATATGATTTCATTATTCAAGACGAAGCCGATCCTCGCGACCAGTTCCAGGAAACTATATATAGATGGTGTCTCGACGATGCCGGCAAAAATGTTATGTATCGCCGAAATGGAGAGGAGCGTTATCCCGGGTTCAAATTGTATAAAATGATTGCGCGTAATGTTCATCAGCACACGCCGGAAAATCAATTGAAATATCCGTTGTTTAGTCAATTCTTGATGTGCGCGAAAGACGCGGCGAAATTAGATGAATTTGAAGTCCGCCAGTATGGTCTCAATATCGATTCCGTGGAGAAGGAGTGGTCGATACGTAGTTGAATTATTCTATTGTGTAAGCAATCTAATTTTGCCGAGCCAGTCCGTTGTTTTTCGAAAAAGAGGATGTTGGGTTGTCGTCCATATCACCAAGTAGCCAATTGCGAATTCCGAAATATCAATCACTACGTTTGTGTCCATCGGCGTGTTTAGCTGGTACGCAAAAAACAATAAAACAACCCATCCAAAGTAGAACCCGACAACGCCAAACATAAAATGCCATAAAGAGTTCCATCCATCGGTGAATAATTCGCGCGGCGGCATTTATATATTGACCACAAAAAAACCCACATCCAATTCAATGAGAAAATGATTTCCCCGAATTACATAAATATACCACTGCATAATTATGTACTATACAATTCGCTTACAATGTCTATGCCTCTCTTAATCGATTTTCTCTCTTCTACTATCCTCGAAACGTATCGCCGCCGAATAATAGAAGAAATTCCCAGGTATTCAACGACAAACCCTGACTACGAAATCGTCTATTCCATAGCGGACGATACCCCGGCGGATTATACGCGCGCAATTCAAGAAAAAGAAATCCTGAAAACTAGAATAAACACAACCGACCGACGAACAGGCAACCCAATATCTCTGCGGAGTTTTACAGAAGTCTGGGAAGACCAGCACTCCGATTTAGCAAAAGAAATATTGGCAGACCCAGACCCATTAGAGGCGAAATGGCGCCTCTCCCATAAATACAATTACAAACTTGCCACCACATTTATGCCGATGTATGCAAAGTCTATTTACGAATATTTCGGTGCGACAAATATATTAGACCCTTGTGCGGGATGGGGAGACCGAATTTGTGGAGCACTCGCATCTACGTGTGTCAAACGATATGTCGGATTCGACCCGAACGTGAATCTCGTCTCCGGGTACAAGAAAATCCAGCAGGATTTTGGTTACCGCGTTGAAATCGAAGACACGGCAAAATCATATATAAAATTCGACAATGGTCACGAGATATATTCATTGCCGTTCGATAATATCGACCGCGTTATAGGAGAGGAAGAACAATTTGATTTTGCATTCACGAGTCCGCCGTTCTTCGACTATGAAGAATATACCGCCGAAAATCCGAAATACAAAGACTGGTATAAAGAGTTTTATGAACCTCTCTTTGTATTGACGAATAAACGCCTACAACCAGGCGCATTCTTTGCAGTACATATTGACGATACTTCTGCTGGAAAAATTCGCGATTTCCTGTTTAAACGGGTCTCGCAAATAACGAGTTTCCGATATAGAGGTAAAATAGGTCTGGTCGGCGGCAAATCAGGTAAGATACGCAATGTGTTTTTGTTTTCCAAATAAAGAGAGAATCTATGGGTTGTATTTAGATTATAGCACAGAGGACACAATGAAAGCGGACGCGGTTGAATTTCATCCTCGTAAGATTTAGGCAATCACGATTCTGCATAATAATATATATTTTTTGATTAGAATACGGCACAGATGGAAAATATGTTAATTGTTGCTGTAATAACGACGCTCATTTTTTGTGCGTTAAAATTTATTGAGATTCGGTTCATTGAGAAGAAAAAAGAGATGAAACCGCTCAAATATTTTGTGAGAGATATGGTGTTGGTATTTGTGAGTTCTTTTGTTGCCGGTTTTTTCTTTTTTAGTGCGAATAAACAGATTAGTGAATTTGTGAATACGATTACGGATACAAAGGTGATGCCGGATGGACAGGCGCCGGTTTTTACTGACGCGCCTGGGTTTTGAGTCGAATACTCAAAGACGTACCGGGTGCTCTTATGTTGAACATTGCAATATACAGCAAAAATATAAACACTTTATGTCAAACTATATATTTGATATAAACAAAATGGATCAAATGCACAACCACATAACGGAAAATAATACTAAGGTGCTGATGTCATTTGAGAATCGTGTTATCAGAGGG